GACTTGCTATATTGCTGGACTGCCCCAGAGAGACTTATATGCTTCACCCCCTGGAGAGTTGATATATATATTATACTATGCCTTCTGCATTTGTCAACTCTATTTAGAAATAAATGTTGTCAACTAGCTGTAAACTTGTTATAATGAATACATGAACAATAACTTTCTACCAACCAATTCAGAAAACAAACAAAGAAAACTAACAGAACAGCAACAGAACTTTCTAACAGCCCTCGGTGGTTCATGCAAAGGTGATATTAACCTAGCACTAAAAGAAGCAGGGTATGCTGACAGTTCTAAATCGAATGTAGTTGATTCCTTAAAGGATGAAATAGTAGATGTTGCCACAAGGATTCTAGCTAAGTCTGCACCAAGAGCCAGTCAGAAATTAGTGGAGATATTAGAGAGTGATGACCCTATACCACAAGTCAATGCTAAACTACAAGCAGCACAAACATTGTTGGATAGAGTAGGTATTGCTAAAAGAGATAAGCTTGATGTAACGCATTCAGCAGCATCAGGAATATTTATTATACCTGCTAAAGAAAAATTAATAGATGCTAATGCAGAGGATATTGATATAGATGATGAAGAGAAATAGTTCGACTATTCCTTTTGGTTATAAGTTAGGTGAAGATAATAAAACACTAGAGGTTGTTGATAAAGAAGTATCAGCACTAAAAGAAATGAAAGATGGTGTTAAGTCAGGTGCTTTTAGTTTAAGAGGAGCAGTTGAAATATTAGAACATCAAACAGGCAGGAAGCTATCAGCTATGGGTTTAAAGAAAATCATAGACAAAGATAAGCCAGAACCTAAAACAGAATCAAAAGGATTGTTAAGTAAGAATGTCTGAAGAGAAACCAAAAAGACAATACAATTATAGCTATGCTCATAAAGCTAAGATGGCTTCAAGAAAAGCTGTTAAAGCAAAAGAAAAAGAAATAGCTAAATTAAAAAAGAACTTGGAGAATAAGACAAGACGACTCCGAGAAAAAAAAGAAACTTTGAAGGTCGTACAAAATGCCGAAACAAATAAAGAAACGAAGAAAGGTTTGGTTATCGAAGAAGACAAACTTAATACCTTACCTAGTCCTGTTAAGAAACTCCTTGAAGAAGAAAAAGAAAGAGTAGTATTTAAACCAAATACAGGACCACAAACAGATTTCCTAGCAGCACCAGAACAAGATGTATTATATGGTGGTTCTGCTGGAGGAGGTAAATCGTATGCTATGTTAGTAGACCCATTACGATTTATGCACATTAAAGAACATAGAGCATTGCTGTTAAGAAAGTCAATGCCTGAGTTAAGAGAACTAATAGACAAATCTAGAGAACTGTACCCTAAAGCTTTTAAGGGTGCTAAGTTTAGAGAAGTTGAAAAGATATGGAGATTCCCTTCAGGAGCTTCATTGGAGTTTGGTTATCTTGATAGAGATGCTGATGTTTATAGATACCAAGGACAATCATATACCTGGATAGGTATAGATGAGTTAACACAGTATCCAACAGAGTTCCCACTCCAATATTTGCAATCACGATTGAGAACAACAAATAATGATATACAATGCTACATTCGGTGTACTGCAAACCCTGGAGGAGTTGGAGGAAACTGGGTTAAGAAAAGGTATCTAGACCCAGCTCCACCAAATGAAAGTTTTACAGGTGAAGATAAAATAACAAGAAAGTTTATACCAGCTAGATTAGAAGATAACCCATATCTATCTGAAGATGGTAAGTACGAGCAGATGTTACAATCATTACCTGCTGTACAAAGAAAACAATTATTAGAAGGTAATTGGGATGTTGCCGAAGGAGCAGCATTTACAGAATTTGATTATGATAATCATGTAGTTGAACCTTTTGAATTACCTAAACATTGGGTAAGAGTAAAAGGAATTGACTATGGTTACGCAGCAGAATCTGCAGTAGTCTGGGGAGCAGTTGACCCTACTGATGAAACATTAATTATTTATAGAGAACTATATCAAAAAGGATTAACAGGTGAAGATTTATCTACAAGAATATTTGAGTTTGAAAAAGAAGATAGACTATCTGTAAGTGGTGTGTTAGATGGAGCTGCATGGGCAAGGACAGGTGCTACTGGTCCAACTGTAGGGGAAGTACTAACAAGAGCAGGACACAAGCTTAGAAGAGCTGACAAGAATAGAATTCAAGGCAAGATACAAATACATGAAAGATTAAAACTAAACGACAAAGGTCGACCCAAGCTTCAGATATTTAAATCTTGCCCTAACCTAATAAGAGAAATACAATCTATACCTATTGACCCTAGTAGACCAGAGGATGTAGATACAAAAGCTTCTGACCATGCTTATGATGCTTTAAGATATTTAGTTATGTCTAGACCTAGAGCAACTTCAGTATGGGAAGATATGTCAAACAAAAAAAGATGGACACCATCAGACCCAACATTTGGATATTAATATGAGAGATAAAATAAAAGAAAGTTTAATAGCACACGCAGAAGGACACATAAAAAAACATTCAGCTAATGTAGAAATATATTTAAATAATTCTATAGGTATTGGAGAACATTCTGATATTATAGAAACTATTGAAAAAGAATTAGAAATGATAGCTAAGTATGATGACCAACTTCATGTATTAAGAAAGTATTTTTAATGCCTTTATATACATTTAAAAATACTCAAACTAATGAAGAGTATGATGAAGTAATGTCATATGAAGAACTACAAGAATATTTAAAACAAGATAATATTCATCAAGTATTTAAGATGAATATATACAGATACTCAGATGCTGGAGGAATCAAAGACCAATTTACAGATTGGTGTAAAGAGGATAAAGTAAAAGGCAAAGGAGAGTTTCAACCTTATGGTAAAGGTAAAAAAGGATTTAATAAAATGAAACAACAGCAAGAGGAGAAGAAAGGGAATGGTTAAAAAGAAAATTAAATTAAATACTAGAGCTACAAGAGAAATAGATAAATATCCATTGGTTTCTGTATACTGGCTTGATATTTGCTCAGACAGCTCATGGCAATCTATTGATGGCTGTAAGAAAGCAAAACTACCAATATGTGTTACAAAAGGTCATTTATTAACTCAAACTAATGGAGTTACTAGAATATTTGGAGATTATTCTCTAGCTGATGAAGAGACAGGTAAGATTGAAGAGATTGGAAATAGTACTATCATCCCTAATAGTGTTATTGTAGAAATTAAGAAAATAGTTGACAAGAGGTAATATTAAGTGTATTATTATATTACTGCACAAATAATTTAAGGAATTATATATGGCTACCTACGACCAAATAAAAGAGAATTTAAATCCTGTTATGGAAACAGAACAAGAAGAAGAAAAAATTTCTGCTCTTGTTTCTCAAATCAATTCTAGATTTCAACAATGTGAAACTACTAGAGAAGATGATGAAGATAGATGGTTACAAGCATATCATAATTACAGAGGAAGATATTTTAAAAATGTAGCTTTTAGAGACCATGAAAAATCTAGAGTCTTTGTTAAAGTTACTAAGACAAAAGTACTAGCAGCATATGGTCAATTGATTGATGTATTGTTTGGTGCAAATAAATTTCCATTAACTATTCAAGAAACTAGAGTACCTGAAGGTATAGATGAGTATGCTCATTTAAATCCATTAAAAGAACAAATGGGTATGAATGAAAATGAACAACCTATTCCAGGTATAGAAGGTAATATGGATTATGTTCCTGGTGAAGCACCTATGTCAGGAATGAATGGTGGTTTAGGTTTTCCTGGTGATGGAAATGATTTAGCTCCTGGTACAACATTTGATACATTAAATGGAAATGCTAAGTTAGGTTCATTAGAAAAAGAATATGAAGAAGCAGATTTATCTTCAGGACCAGCTCCAAGTCCTGAGATGCCACAAATTAAACCTGCACAAATTGCAGCAAGAAGATTAGAAAAATTAATATTAGACCAAATAGAAGAATCAAATGGTAGTGTTGAATTAAGAAATGCAATCTTTGAATCTTGTTTACTTGGAACAGGAATTATTAAAGGACCTTTTACTTACAATAAAACTTTACATAAATATTCTGAAACAGGTAATGGTAGAGAATATACACCTGAAACTGTTAAAGTTCCTAAAATGGAATTTGTTAGTGTATGGGATTTTTATCCAGACCCTAATGCTAGAAGTATGGAAGAAGCAGAATTTGTAATTCAAAGACACAGATTAAATAGAAACCAAGTTTTAGATTTAGTTAATAGACCTTTCTTTAACAAACAAGCAATACTTGAATGTATTAAGATGGGTGCTAAGTATAATAAAAAATCTTGGGAAACAGATATAGATTTAGAAAAAAGTCAATACCCT